CAGGTTTACCATCAGAGACATTCTCTTCTGCTTCTAACTGAGCCCAGTATTCTCCAGCAATATGTGTTCCACCTGCATATTTTGCACTATTGGAAACTACATTACTAAAGTTTTGAGTCCAATTCCAGAAAGCATCATTAGCATAAAATGTTCCAGTAATCTTGGTGAAACGCATTGGCCAACGTGGTTTATCACCAGTTCCATATTCTGCACCGCCAATACCATTATTGAATCCACCTCCACCACCAGACTCAGAACCAGTAGCATTACTATCAGCTTGGAATGTTATTGTCTTGTTTACAGAATCTACTGCTGTTACTTTTCTCCACTTAGAAGAAAATACTTCAAGATCAATTCCACCAATCATGGCTTTGTTTGTAGTACCAAAACCAGCACCAGTAGAGGTTTGAACAATACTATTACCCATACCAGGATGGTTTACACAATAGTAAAACCATGCTGTTGGATATGCTGGTAAAGCACCTGAACTTACTGATGGATGAGTTTCACCCATTGGGTTGATCCATTCAATATAACAAGTAACACCTGAACCTGCTATTCCATCATACTGTGCTTTTGTTACTTCTTCTACACCAGAACCTTGATCAGCATAGTACTTAAGGTTCATCCTATAACCATGTGTACCATTACCAATATCCTGATCAACTAAATTAGTAAAATCTTTTCCTCCAGAATGAGTACCATCTGCAGTATTAGAGAATCCTAATGGATGTGTTTGGTTAGTTACATCAGTCTGGTCAAAACGCCATACAACACCGTTATCTAATTCTAATCCTTGACCTGCAATTGGGTTATTGGCAGGACTACCATTGATAATTCTATCAAATGTAAATACATTACCTGAACCTGGATTAGTAACTGTAACCTTATAATCTCTTCTTTCTCCAAGGTTGAATGTATAATTCTCTCTTTGATTTCTTAGTAATGATGTCGCATCTGGAGCATTAGGAGCTTCTTCTACTCTAGGAAATTCAAATTCATAAATGTCATTTACTTGAGGACTTAGTTCAGTATACTCTGTAGGTGTTAATTTAAATAGAATATTATTACTACCACTAGAAGTACTAAAACGATAATGCGTATCTACCGAATTGGTAGTCATTATCCTTGTAGTAGCAGCACCTTCAGAAGTATTAGTATTGTTTAACCAACCTCCAACTGCTGTATAATCTACACCAGCCTGAGATGTATCTCCAAATTCCCATCTTCTTTCTACCCACTTAGCACAATTCATAGCAGGTTCACCTGCTCTATCATGAACCTGTCTCCATATAGCAGCCATTCCAGCTACAATTGGAGATGAGAACGAAGTTCCACTTATACTATCATGTGTACCATTACTATAATCTGTTGATGTTACAGTATTTGAATTCCAGTCATATCTAGGAATATTTAAAGCTTGACCTGGAGCGTATATAGTGACAGCTTCACCATAGTTGGTAAATGATGCAAATGTTAGTTTATTATTTGTACCTACTCTTAGAGCACCTACAGTCAAAATATCTGCACTATCTGCTTCTCCATTGCCATACTCATCACCTCTTCTTGCATAACCATCTGTAAAGGTAATTTCTGGATCTAACTTTGAATCCTGACCAGCAGATCTAGAACCATAATCAACCTTAGTATTCAAAGGACCATAATCAACATCAGCATTTAGATCTGGATCAAAGAAATCTAATCCATTACCAGCAGATCTACAAAGAGTAACTCCATTTAGAGTTGCAACTTTGAATTCACCTTCATCTAAACCATTTTCTCCACTTGATGATAATGGTTGTGCATCACCAACAATAATCTGCCCAGTCATTGCAGAATGGTTTTGACAGATATATCTGTATAAACCGTTACTCTTACCTATAAGACCTGTATTTGTATCCCAAACAACATTTCCACCAGTTTCTGTACCAGCACCACTTGAACCACTTACTGCTTTTGATGCATCATAAGAAGTCGTATTAGTATAATCAGACTGAATATGGAAAGGATGTCCAGCAGCATTCATTGTGAATGTTAGGATATCTCCTTTCTTACATGTTATTGTTGGGTCTGATCCCGATACTGATCCATTAGCATCAGTTCCAGTAATAGTATAGTTTGAGTTATCTGCTGCAGTAACAGTGAAAGAGTAGTTTTGTCCTGTATATCTTTCATTTCTATCAACATATGGGGACTTAGGGTTAGGAGTAGTCTGACCAATACTTACATTGACTACAGCAGATCTTGCTCTTGTATTACCATCTAAAGTCTTTCCTTTGAATGCAGAATCTTCTGGATCATTATGTCTATAGATTGCGTCATATGCTTCACGCATCTTAGACAAATAAATCGTTCCACTATCATCACTAATTCTTAGTGAATAAATTTTTGCCTTATTTGCTACACCTGCGTTGATTCCTGCAGCACATATAGCACAAGAAGTTCCATGACCATCCTTACCTACATTACCTGTATCTTGTGGTTCATTTGAATTACCAGTAGCACCTGAAGCATATAAACTTGTTGGAAGTTCATATACCCTATAATCACCTTGCTCAGATGTTCCGTTTAAATTTGCTTTATTATCTGGATCGAAAAGTTCTGGATGTAGATTAGCACCAACTCCTGTTGGTCTACTTGCTCCTCTAATACCACTATCCATAATATAGATATCTACTTCATCACCATTATTAGTTGATGAATAAGTACCTAAACCAGATGTTGCATTATGAGTATAATCAAATCTTGTAAGAGCATCTAAGTGCCAGTACCTATCTGTAGTACTTCCTGGCTCATATGTACCCCTAGTAGCATGGAATTCAAAATTAGAATGGTCTTTTTGAACACGACCATGATCCAATGCTACAACTTCTGTATATAATTCTTCCTGATTTTTAGTATTATCAGCATCGATAATAATACAAGCTTGACTTGTCAATATCTTAGATATTGAAGAACCTGAAACCTTTGCAACAACGTCATCAGCAACTTGTTGTAAGGTCTTTGTATTAGTCTTCGCTTTGGTTAATAGGACTTTTTTAGTTGCCATTCTTCTTCAGGAATTCCGTTAGTAACGTTTTGATTTCAGAGATCTCTTCTTTGAGATTATTTATATCGCTTACTGCATCCTGAAACTTCAATTGCTGATTCTTAGACTGCAGATATCTTTGATATGCAGTCTTATCAGTATTAATAATACCACCAGTAACTGTATCTTTCACAAGGTCACTATGACCCTCTACTTTATTGATACTCATTAGACACTAGCAATACATCTAAAGTCTTCGATCTTAGGAACAAACGCAGGTCCCTTCACTTTGTTTTGTCTCATAATAATTTTCACTGCAAACTTATCAAATTCTGGTAAATCTTCTACAGTAAACTTATATTCTTTATAAGCACCTGGATCTTCAAATAATGGATCCAATATATCAGACTGATCAGTTTCTATTTTTTCCCAATCATCTGCAAGACCACTATTATTTTCATCAAAGTCTACTGGGAATATAGTTGCTCTTGCAACTGCTGCTGTTGTTGGTAAACCAGCAGCCGTAACTGAAGCGACAGTAAATTGTAATCCACCACCTTGATTTCCTAAGTTAGTATTAGAAACAGTTAGAACTTCTCCAACAGCAAATCCTTGACCAGGAGTAGTGATAGTAACACCTGTTACTGTTCCACCAGCACTAATTACAATATCTGCTTTTAGATCATTTGCACCTGATCCAACAGTACCAGTCATCGGGAATAATGCAGAAGCAGTTGTATCATAAGCTACTTGAACGTTTTGATATGTACCAGCAGCATAACCAGTACCAGCATTTGCTATAGTAACACTAGAAACCGCATTTCCAGTTCCACCACCTGAAAGTGTTATAGTTGGTGCTTCAGTAAATCCACTTCCTCTATTAGTAACAAGAATAGATTTCAATTCTTGATTAGCTGTATCAATAAATGGAGTAGCTGTTACACCATTATCAGGATTTATTGTAACTGTTGGTGCAGTAGTATAACCAACTCCCTTACTGAGTACCTCAATTGATTTGATCATGGAAGTAGCAGTATACTTAGGATTGAAATACTTCCAAGGTAACTGATTCATATTTTTATCAGAACCAACTGGCTTCATCTTATACATCACCTGAATATCCTTATTATCAAATAAATTCGCTGTCAAGCGAGCTTCAATATTAGTAGCAGGATTTTCAAGAGTTACAACTTTAGTTTGGTATTTAGCATGATGAGCTCCCATACCACCATTCTCTTCACTACTATAGAGATATCCTCCAAGATTTATTGGTTCAGTATGTATGAAATATACATCAGAACCTGTAGTTGGCTGGAATGCATAAGGTGTTAGTTGATAATTGACAGGATCTGGAGGTCCAAACTTATCACCCTTATTCAATATAACTGTTGTACTATTAGCTGGTGCAGACATAGTATTTGCACCTGGAACCTTAATATATCTAATATCAATATATTTTTCTTCCTGATTGATTGCTACGATTTCTGCTTCAATCAATCCTTGAGCATGAGATTGTGATGTTCCAGTGTTGAAGTCTCTAACTCCATTAGCATCAGTCTTATAAACGTTTATTATCCTATCACCAAGAGACAAAGCACTAGTACCACTAGCAGCAATTGGACCTAAAGTACTAGTACCACCATCCATTACTTCTTTATCAAATGGATATATTCTATAAACAGTATATCCAAATCTAGGTGCGTTAGGTTCTGGTCTATCAATTCTATTATCTACTGCATAGCAATTTATTCTATCAAGATCTAATACTGGAGATACCGCATCATTAGTGGTACTCATATTTACACTATACTTGAATGACTTCACACCATCATTCTGATAGACTTCATTTATCTCAGAAAGAACTTGATAGTTATCAGTCAGATATAAATTTTGTCCAGGAATGACAGACATTGTTTGTGTCTTGAGGTCATTAGAGTTTATGTAATCAACAGAAGAAGATTTTACTGTAGTAACAGTATGTGATACGTTTGTACTAGCAAATTGTAATATACCTATCTGTGGTTGAATAACTTGGAATTGTTGATTCTTAGATGCTTGAACAAATTGTCCTCCAACTCTTCCACTTTCAGTTGCTTGATCATTTCCATCTGTAGCATCTCTAGGAATTTCAATACAATAATGATCTAAACCAACATTCATAATCTGATGAGCTGTATTGATTTTATCAATAGAAATACCATTAGCTATTGGTGTAGTTGTTCCAATACCAGTTACTCCTTTTAGATTGACATAATCACCTTCTGTCATACCATGATCTCTATGGTGAATCATGACAATTCTTGGATTACCTCCAAACAATGTTTCAGCATATTTTTCTGGTGCAGCTGCACTTGTATAAATTGCTTCACCAACTGTTCCACCACCTCTATATGAAAGCTTATTAGTTTCTACTGGTTGAGCTATCAAATCATCAAGTGCTAGTTTATGATTTACAAAGTCAATTGTTGCTGTAGTATTAGTTTTAAACTTAGCTCTATTGAGTGTAAACTTCACATCCTCAAACTGATCAGCAGTCCAAAGAGTAGAGTTCTGAGACTTGAATAGAGATCCTAGGTAAGGCTGGGATGAAACTCTTTGAGTAGTTCCTATTTCATTCTCACCCAATCTAGAAATATACATGTTGTAATCAATACTATTTGAGAAACAAATGAATGCATATTCCTTACCATTCTCTAAGTAAACTGGTCCAGGGAATTTGAATAGAGTTCCTGCACTAGCATCATCAGATGTAGCAACACCCATACTTACAGAATCTTTCTCCTTTCTTATTCTAGTAACAGCAGTTGCTCCTGCTCCATCACCACTGATAGAAATTGAAGGTTCTGAAGTATATCCAGATCCAGGATTAGTAACAACAACTTCAATTACCTTACCTCTTGTAGCATCAATAACTCCATATGCAGTTGCTTGAATACCACCTACTTGTTGAGGAGCAGATACAGTAACAGTTCCAGTTGTATAACCAGTACCACCAGAAGTCATATCAACAGCAGAAAGTTGGAAAGTTGACTTAGCAACTTTTGTTATTGCAGTTGGTTCTGGGAATCTTTGAATGGTTATAACTTCATCTTCTAAGAAATGTTTTCCGTTGTAATTATCTAATACTAAATCATAAACAGTATTTCCATAATTGACAGTAGAAGTTGTATCATCAATAGATAAGTTTTCCTTTACTGTACCAGTTGCACCAGAAGTCATTCCAAGTATTGTTTCTCCTGCAACAAAGTTTACAGCAATATCACTTGTAATACGAAGTACAGTATCTGGTTGTACTGTAGTAAGACTAAATGGAATTATTTTCTTACCAGGAGTTCCTAAATTAGTTTCGGTCATCCAAGCTTGAGTTGGTACAGTTGAACTCTTAGTTTTGAAGAATACTTCAAGACTTGAAACAAATACACCATCTTCAAATCCTTCAACCAAAATACTTTGTGCGACTGGATCACCCCAATCCCATTGCTCAGTTACTGTATTGATATTGACGTTCTGTCTAACTCCATCAACAAATTGTACTTGATCTGAATCACCAACTTGTCTTTGTGCAATAGTGGGAACTCTTGTAGAGACAACTGTTCTTTCTGTTGTTTCAAGAAGACCCATTGCAAAATACTCATGCTCACAGAAAGTATCAACTTGATCTTCTAGAGAACTATTAGTAGGACTAGACGTGAATCTTAGAGTTTTCTCACCTACTCTAAACTGTCTTGTAGGACTACTAGTATCATAAATTATATCTTCTGGATTTTCTGTAAATGTCTGGAATGTATACGAAGCATCTGAAGAACTTTGTGATACTCTTCTTCTATCTAAATCATCACCAGAGATTCCTCTAGCACCTAAATTAGTAACATCCTCAGTAGTGAAAGTTTTCAATGGTGCATGTCCATTAGGTACAATAAAGATACCACTTATGGATCCATTAGCATCAGTAATAATTGGTTGACCAAATCCTTTAGGAGAGTTTAATGCCCATCCAGTATATACTGAATCAGGACAAATCCATGCATTGACATCTATACCTTCGAAGAATGCATAAACCCTTGTGTTAGGTTTCATTCCTTGCATAGAGAATGCAACTGGTCTTGTTCTCATGAAAGGTTGGAAAGCAATTCCAATAACACGATTACCAAAACTCTGACGAACAGTATCAAATCCTGAAAGAGTATTTCTAGTACCAGTTCTTGTTCTGGTTCTAGTTCTACCCATAATAGATGTAGATACAGTAACATCAGTACCCACAATCATATCTCCACCCCATCCAGTCATCTGACCAGCCATAGTGGTATCTCTTGATGTAGATGAATCTTGAGCAAGTACTTCTTGACCACTCCATGAAGTCTGCCACTCATTCCAAACTGTTCCAAGAACACCTCTTTCATCAGCCATATTGCTGATGGTATCAAATAAATTATTATCCCTTACTACAAGATCTGGTCTTGATTGTGTATCCTTCCATTCATCCATGTCAGGATTCATTTGAAGGGTTCCCTTATACTGGAATACCAAGAATGGGTTTAAGTTGATGACCTCAGTAGCATATGGGTTCTTGATCATCTCTTCATCTGTATACTCAAGAGTTGCAATAGAACCTGACTTCTTATATCCTTTAGCAGATCTAGAAGCATCGTCTGTTATTGACTCTTTGAGTTCTATTTCACCTGTATGATGTTGCGGTCTCAACTGCTGAGTCTGCATATCAATAGAACACTTATACTCACTATTAGTAGTATCTCCTACATTATGACCTGCAAAATTATCAACTACAATACCTGACTTGAATCTGTCAAGTCCAGTAACAGCATCTTTGATAGAAACATTTAAAGTATCCTGTTCTAAAAGACTTAGAGTAGTATAGTACTCCATAGTCTCAATACGCTTATCAAGTTCACGAAGATCTTTCATCGTGTAGCGTCTATGATTATATGTTTTGACCCTTACATCTTTTGGATCGAATGTATAAGCAGGAATATCTAAATCAAATAATCTAATAGAATCTTCAATTTGAGTTGGATATTGTGGAATCAATGCAGGAACACCCTGAATAATTTCACAAGAACCTTTCTTAGTCAAATATATACTGTCTTTTCTTGGTAGATAGAAATCATAATTGAAATCAATAGAACCATTTGGAATAGGAATAAATGACTCAATTTCTGAGAATGTTATAGCTGGTCTTATTTCATTAGTACCTACAGTTTCTGATCCAGCTACTTTACCTGCATTGACACCTTGTACGTCAGCAGATGGTCTAAAGTCAACACAATCTCTTAATCTTAGTACTCCACTCTTTTCAGAGTAATATACAGGAATATCTGCATAATCCAAAGATAGGTTGGATGGATTCAAATAAGAATCTACAGAGAAGTATTGACCATCATTTTGATGCTCAAAGTAATCAAAATCTACAAGAAGCTGTCCACTTGGTTCCTCAGCACCTTCCTTACGAATAATTCTTGCCATGTCATAGACATTATCTCTCTGACCAGTATCAAAGAGGAATCTATCCTTAATATTGATATCAGTAACAAGAGCAGCAGCATCTGGATCTCCAGACATATAAATTGCATTCAACCTAAAACCATCAATCTTCAGAAGGTTGATAATTTTTGATCTATTGTAAGTTGATACTGCTAGTTGACCATTCTTTAAAATCTTAGTTCTTGGTTTAGCATTCTTTACAGTTATAGGAACTAAGAGTTTTATCTCTGCATCTACCCATTCTGTAGGAAGACCACTCCATGTTATCTGAGAGTTGTTTGAAGTTGAAGCAAGAGTTCTTGTAAATTCATATGAACTCAAATTCAAAATATCTCCTGGTTCTAAATTATGACCACCAGGAACAGCTTTTACTGATGCAATATAATTGGATGATGAGAATCCAGCAAAGTCTTGATTTTCTCCACTAAGAGAATATGTAACTGTTCTTGAACTACTAACAGTAGCAGTATATTGCTTCAAACATCTTACAGTAAATCCAGTCTTAGTTGAATCCTTAGCAACTGTCTTTATAACTGTATCAGGGCATTTGAATACTAATGTGTTTTTACCAGCTCCTTCCGTCTTACTTATAATTTTTACTGCTTCATTTCCACTTACATCATCAAGAATAACACCATATACATAAATTCTTGCAGCAACATTTGCTTGTGACCCATGAAGATATTTTACAATATATCTACGTTCAACTCCAGTATCAGAAATAACTTTTATTAAATCATTTTCTTTTAGAATATCTGTGGGATCTAGATTAACAGCTCCCATTTCAAAATATTCATTTCCAGTTGTACCAGTAATTGTTCCGATTTGTACAGAATCATAGAAAGATGCATTATTAGTAACAACATCAGCACTGAATTTACCAGTTGCATTTTGGAAAGAACCTGATGCCCAATTACTAGCAGATCCACCGCTATCAGAAACTGATTTTATATCTTTTAGTGTATATGTTTTTACTGTATCGTACCACAATTCAACTTTTAGAGTTGCTGGCTTATTACTTGTTGTATTCGTAATTGTCGCAGTTGGAACATTAGTGAATACTTTTGCGTTTGGACTATTGAATGAATATTCATTAGGGAATATATCAGCAGTCTGAGATCCATCATCAATTGTAATATCAATAAGTCTATTGGCAATATTTCCTCCAGCAGATGCTCCTAACTTATAATAGAATACATTAGAAGGAGTACTTGATGTACTTCCATCAAGATTATATCTTAAAGATACACCATCAACTTCCAAATCTGTTACAACTGTTGGGTTTGATACAAGACCTGAAGTATATCCATCACCACCATCAACGACATGAATCTTCTTGATTGTCCCATTCTTAATAATAGTTGCCTGTGCTCTTTTTCCACTTTGAGCATAATCAGGAGCAGTATAGATAACTTCTCCTGGAGAGAATGTTCCTTTTACATTAGATAAAATAACTTCATCCCAACCCTCTCCTTCATATGCTGCTTCAACAACACCTTCTGCACCACTAGAAGAACCATGAATATGAGCACCAACTGTTCTTACACCCAAATTGTATGCACCAATAGTTCTATTACTATGAACTTTCAATGCTGTAAACATTGAAGTATCGAAAAGACCTGCTCTAAATAATGAATCTCTATTCTGTGCAGCAGAAATTCTT